TTTTCTGTGGTGCGTGACCACCATTCAAGTGTTTCTATTGCATTGATGAAAGGCCCTGCCTTCAATGACTATGAATACTTTGATAGGTATAATAACACTACAACAACTGCTAATCTAGGTGACGGAGAACATCACCAGATTAATCAGTTTCACCTAGAAGATTTTTACGGAAAAGAAAATGCAGAAATCTTAGGTAAGATTGATAGTATTGCTCATACTGCTCCTGCTAAGAATGGTGGAAAAGTCTGGTACAATGATTCAGATATCATGACTGACTACTTTGACATCGCTTACTACATTCACATTAGTGTTGGTAAGTGGAACAAATCATATGAGGTTGTGTAATGACTCCAACTTATACTATTGCAGATACATTGGTTAACTTTCTAGTTTATGTAGAAGAATTCTATGACGAAAAGAAAGGTATCTACCCTATCAAGGGTTTAACCTATGGTATGATTTTCACTGCAACTCTAAAGTATGTTTCTTCACAAACAGAAAATTATACTTGGGGTGGGGGTGATTCGGTAGACCGTGAACGAGTGCGAGATATTATCCTTGCTGATAATGGATTAACCCTTTGATTTTAAAGGGTTTCCAAATAATGCTTGACATTACTGTCAAACTTTGATATATTATATATGTAATCAGAGAGAAAGAGTCAAATATGTATAAAGGTTTTCAAGAAGAATTATTTTCAAATACTTGGGGAATGAACCAAGGGTTTTCAAATCTTAATAATAACTTAAATGATTTACTACCTTTAGAGGGTAGATGTGAGTTTCCTAATTCAAAGAACAAAGCATTAGATAAATTCAGAAGGGCCCAAAACGCTGCCTATGACCTTTTCAATAATGGTCTTGGTAATCAAAGAGCTCTTTTCCAAAACATCTTCGGTTGGGCTCCTACTCAGAGTAGTACTCATCATGCTACTAATATTACTTGGAGTGATTGGGAAAATAGGATTGAAGAAGTTTTGACACCTATCATGTTAGAAGCTGCAAAAGAACAAGGAGTTACAAATGACCAGTGTTAAAGAATGGACTAGTGAATTTTTCGGATATATATTTTTGATTGTATTCGCATTTGGATGGATAGACACATTGTGGATATTCGGTGTTGAAAATTCCAAGGAATATACTTGGTGGTATTTGATTCAACAGATGGGAATGTATTTTGGTGGATAGGGTTTGGGAAACAAATCCTAATATGCTAATACCATATTATTTGATGTTCTCATATCTTTATTATGAAAAGAATATTAATTTAATTGAAGATACAGAGTTTGACCAAATGTGTAAAACTCTTTTAGATAAGTTAGATGGCCTTTCACATATGCATAAACATTTAGTTAAAAAAGAATCCTTGACAGCTGGAACTGGATATGATATAGTATATACTAACATGATAAAAGATAGTGCAATGTTACTATCAGAAAAATGGAATAAATAAGAATAGGCAAACACCCAACCGTAATGGTGCCTACAAATCGCTGAATTAGATTCGGATTAGATAAGGGTGATACAACAAAGGAGTCAATCTTCGGATTGGGAAAGGGAGAACTTCAGTTCTCTCTTTTTTTATTTACGCACTAAATAAGTTCATGGAAAACTTTCAAGGTCAAGATGGATTTGTATGGTTCACTGGTGTTGTTGAAGATAGACAAGACCCAGACAAAATGGGTCGTGTTCGTGTTCGTTGCGTAGGTTATCATACAGATAATAAAACAAAAATACCCACAGAAGATTTGCCGTGGGCATGGGTAATGATGCCTACTACTACTTCGTCAATGAATGGATTGGGTCAAACACCTCCATTTTTAGTTGAAGGTAGTTGGGTTATTGGATTCTTTCGTGACCCAGATACATTACAAGAACCAGTAATTATGGGAACACTGCCTGGCAAACCTTCTCAATTTGGTAATCCAGATTTTGGATTTCATGACCCAAGAACTGAAGACAAAGCAATATATGGCCCATATCCAGTAAGGATTGATGAGTCAGATATGAACAGACGTTCTACTGGTGTAGACTACCTTGCAGAAACAAGAAAGGCAGAAATCTTTTCAAATATTGGAACTGCTGATGGTGAGTCATGGGCAGAACCAGAAAGTCCTTATGAATCAGTCTATCCATATAATCATGTTTACGAAACAGAAAGTGGTCACATTCGTGAATTTGATGATACACAATTTCGTACAAGGATTCATGAAAGACATAGAAGTGGTTCTTACTATGAGATAGATGATGGTGGTAATAAGGTTTTAAAAATTGTTGGTGATGGTTATGAAATTATTGCTGGTTCTAGATACGCATATGTAAAAGGTACTTGTAATCTCACAGTAGATTCTAATTGTAATACTAATATTAAAGGTAACTACACTCTTAATGTTGATAAGGATATGACTATCAATGTCGGTGGTAAACTTTCAGAAACAGTCAAGGGTTCAGTCACAGAAATCTATGAAGATACTAAAACAGAGAATGTAAAGAAAGCAGTTGTAGAAGTTTATGAAGATACTAAGAATGAAAGTGTAACAAAGAAAGTTACGGAAACATTTGCAGAAGGTCAACAAACTTCTATTACTGGTGAATATGATTTAGATGCTACTGGTGCAATGTCTATTGAATCTGATTCAACAATAAAGATTAATCAACCAAGTGGAACACAACTTGCAGCTCGTAAAGGTGATACTGCTGATACTGGTGATGACCCTGCTGGTATTTCTGCTGGTGATGGTTCTAATGTAATTGAAACTGGTTCTGGTACTGTCTTTATTGGTGACACTGGTGCGACAACTCTGGCAGACCCAACTCTTCCCCCAGAGGTTGACCCTAATCCAGTATCTACAGCGGAAACTGCATTTGGTGTTACTGGTACTGGAATGAGTGATACAAGAGCAAGAGAGATTATCAAAGGTAGAGAAGATGATATTGCTGCTGGACTTGATGTAGACTCTAACGAACCCTTTGAAATTCAATCTACTGAACAACAAGTTATTGTTGATAATGATGGTAATAATTTTGATAATGCATCTACAGCTGAAAGTAATATAGTTGATGATGATACTAATACAGAGTTGACTCAAAAGAATTTTGATGGTAAACTACTTAACTTTCTTTCACATACTGACCCTCGTATTTCTTCTCAACTAAGAGATATTATGGAAAATGTTGCAAAAGAATACGGAAGAACTTTAACAATTACTTCTGCGTATCGTAGTCCAGGCTATAACCAGAAAGTTGGTGGTAGTGGTAAGAGTATGCATATGCAAGGTAAGGCTGTAGATATTCGTCTTACAAATACTTCTGTTGCAGATAGACAGAAGTTTATGGAACTCCTAGTCAAACATGGAATTAAAGGTATCGGTGCATACTTCCCAGCGCAAGATGGGGGATACTTTATTCACGCAGACCTTGGGGGAAAAAGACAATGGGGCCCTTCTGGCTCTAGACGTAGTAGTTATGGATGGCAAAAACAAACCCTTAAACCACTTGGGTATATTGTATAAATAACTAAAGAGGTATATCATGGAAGTCATATGGACACTATTATTGAGTGCGTGTTTTTCTGATACAAATTGTTTATATCAGAATGTACAGTTTTTTGAAAATAAAGAAGAATGTGTTGTTCTGAAAACAGAACTAGAAGTTATGAAAGATGGTGATTGGAAAACAATAAATTATCAATGTAGACCTTTAGGGAGTCAAGACGTATAATGGCAGTACAACCAGCATATAGAGATGCAGAGAGAACTAATGATTCTCCTCGTTCTGCAAAAATATATAAAGATTTAAATTTAAATTTTAGTAGACACCCAATTACTAAGAAGCTTAATATCTTAACAGATGCGGCCGCTGTTAAAAGAAGTGTTCGTAATCTTGTACAGATTGGTCAATACGAAAAACCTTTTCATCCAGAGATTGCATCTGGTGTTCGTGATATGTTATTTGAGAATATGACTCCATTTACAGCACAAGCATTACAAAGACATATAACAGATGTTATAACAAATTTTGAACCAAGAGCACTTCTCACTTCAGTTGAAGTTATTCCAAGGTTTGATGAAAATCAATATGATTGTATTGTTGAGTTTTATATTCTGAACGCACCCACAGAACTTATTGATTTATCATTCACATTAGAGAGATTACGATAATGGCAACTACAGAGAAAAGATTAAATGTAACAGATTTAGACTTTGATGATATCAAAGGTAATTTAAAAACTTTTATGAGGAATCAATCAGAATTTACTGACTATGATTTTGAAGGTTCTGGTATGAGTGCATTGTTAGATGTTCTTTCATATAATACACATTACCTTGCAATGAATATGAATATGGTTGCAAATGAATCTTTTCTTGATACTGCATCTGTTCGTTCTTCTGTTGTGTCTCATGCAAAAACATTAGGATACATTCCTAACTCTGCAAGAGCTCCTATCGCAAATGTTAATATAATATTGAATAATATTGGTGCATTAACTTCTGCAACTATGCCTGTAGGAACAATTTTTACCACAGTTATAGATGATGTTAATTACCAATTTGTAACAGTTGCAGAGTATACTGCACTAACAGTTAATGGAGTGTTATCATTTTCTAATATTCCAATTTATGAAGGAACATATGTAACAAATCGTTATACTGTTAATACTAAAAATGTAGACCAAAAATTATATATAAATGATGAGAATGGAGATACATCAACTTTAATTGTTGATGTATTTGATAATGCATCTTCTTCTGCATCTACAACATTTACTCAAGCTTTAGATAATACTCAAGTAAAATCAAACTCAAATGTTTATTATCTCCAAGAAAGTGTTGATGGTAAATTTGAAATTTACTTCGGTGATGGTATTACTGGTAAATCGTTATCAGATGGTAACATTGTTCGTATGAGATACGTTATCACTAATAAAACAAAAGCGAATGGTGCAAGTTCATTTAGTACGTCTGCGACTATTACTGGTATAACAAATATTACAACTGCAACTATTTCAAGTGCATCTGGTGGTGCAGAAAAAGAAAGTATACAATCTATAAAATTTAACGCACCCCTCGACTACGCAGCTCAAGGTCGTGCAGTTACAGTCAATGACTTTAAAGCGATTGTTCCTAAAGTTTATGCAAATTCAAAATCAGTTCAAGTATACGGTGGTGAAGATAATGATGTTCCAGTTTAT